GGGTGGAGTTTTTGTTGGTGGAGCTTTTGCAGTTCTTTTGAGCCTTTGGAGTATTGGAATTGGTTTCTTTCTTCGTTGAGGGTGATTCGTGTTCCGCCGTCTATTGTGATGTCGGCGTAGACCTTTCCGGCTGTGAACGCGCAGTCAGCGCCGATGAGGCAGATTTTTGGTAGTTTCCAGTCGGTGCCGAGTTTTACCAGGGAGGTGAGCACGTTTCCACCGGCCACTAGCGGGTGGAGGGGTTCGTCGAGGTATTCGTCTATCCAATCAACGACGCCGACCTGGTTTCCGTTGAATGGGATGATGTCTTTGAATGGCAGGTGGTATAGGGAGGGGTGTGTAGTAGCGCCCAGTAGTGCAGTAGTACCTCGTATTGTGCCTGCTGATAAGCTATTGAAGTGCCACTGCACATCCTGGGCATCCAAGACCATACAGTAGTCTGGTGTGATACCTATAGTTTCCAGTGCGTTCATGGCGTGGCTGACGGCGGCGATGCACACTTTGTCGCGGATTTCTTTGAGTTGGTCGATTGTAGAATCAAGGCTCGGGCCTGCGCCGACGACTACCATCGGTTTTTTGTCGGTGTGCCATTGGATGCCTTCGTCCATCAGGTTTTTCTGCAGGGCTTGTATTTGCCCTAAGTTCTCTTTGGCGTTGTGTTGCCATAAGTCCGCAAAGGCACCGTTGGTTCCTTTGTTTGCTGCAATGCGTTCCAGGGTTTTTTTGATAGAGGCGTTTATCTCCTCTAACTGGCTTTCTTTGAAGCCGCAGTGTTCACCCGCCCCAAAGGCCGCTTTCATCGGTGCCGGTGAGGGGTATCCAGCCAATATCTCCACAAGCTCATAAGGGGTTGTGGCTATAGGGATGTCGCAGTGTTTTTCAGCGTACTCGCGGTAAGGACCTGGGACAACCAGGACAACCCGCTCGTTACCATCGTTGACTGCGTCTTTGCACTCTTTGAGTACATCGAGCCCGCAAACGATTACGACATCTCTCTTTTTATTGAGGTCTTGTGAATCCATGGCCGCTGCCCACCTTCTCGGCTATCTCGGTTAATTTATCCTGTAGCCATTCTCGGGGTGGCATCATGCCATCGGCGTGGCTGACGCTGACGTCAGTCTCGATAATGCCGTCTTTCTGGGCAAAGAAATCAATGGTGAGACTGAATGCTAACTTTCGGTCAGACATAAATGAGGTCGCCCCCTTTTCTTGGAAACTCAGGTTAAGTCTCAGAGGCGACCTCAGAGAATGAAACTAACGGGATGCTAACTTATCTTTGTACGCCTGTCAAACGGTGATTACGTCAAAGTCTTCTTCCGGCCCCAGGTCTTTTTTGAGCCGTTCTTTTTTTGCGGCGATAGCTTCTCTGGCTTTTTTCTCAGCCAGGGCTTCAGCGGATTTGTGCGGCATGGGGTCTCTGCCATTTTCGATGAGGAAGAGCGGTCGTCTCAGGCATCCCATGGTGCGGCAGTTGATGGGCAGCATTCTTGTGATGTTGGGCTGCATTTTCCCCAGGGCATCGTTGATGAGTTTTGAGAGTGAGAGGTCAAAGAACATCATGTACGGGTGTAGTTTTTGGGCGACATGTTTACTCATCTCAAACTCTTCGGTCATGTGATCGTCTTTTCCGATAGAACGGATACGACCTTTCGGTGACTTTTTCGGCGTGTCTCTTTTTTTGAGTGAAGCGAGCAACATCTCGCCAGTCAGGTCCAATATAATGCGGGGCTCAATGCTAATATCTTTGCACTTGCGTCTAAGCTGAGTTGCCCACTGTCGGTCAATCTTGATGGTCAAAGTGTCCATTTTTATCTTCCTCCGTGTTAGGGTTAGCCTAGCATGACTAAAAAAACCAAAAGATTCAAGGACGGGTGGCATCCATTCAAAAAAGGTGCGGACGCCAGAGAGGCGCAGGAGAGACCACCCATTCCCGATGGGCTAAGCGCAGAAGAGTTCTGGGACCGCTGCCAACAGGACCGACGCTACTACTTCAAACACTGCCTGCGTATTCGCGTAAAGAGGGACGGCAAGAACCTTATGGTGCCGTTGGTTCTAAATAGAGAACAAAGCATGATACTGGACTCCATCGAAGAACAAGAGAAACTCGGTGTGCCCATTCGTATCATCATTCTCAAATCAAGAAAGGTAGGTTGCTCTACGCTAATCGAGGCACTGGGGCATCACTTGTGCCAGTTCAATGAACACGCTATCGCCAAATGCGTTGCCCATCGTAAAGAATCCACAGAGGATATCTTTGAGATAACCCACCGCTACCAAGAGAATATGCACTGGGCTATCAATGAGATTTCATCAGGCAAAAGCAAACGCTCCAGCCGGGACATGGGCGTCTTCTGGGAACATGGCTCAAGATTTGAGGTGCAGACCCAGGGCGCAACAGATGCCGACCGAGGCGATACCCCAGACTTTCTACACCTATCAGAGCTAGGTCTTTGGTGGAAACGACGTAAAACAACCTCTGATGAAGATGTACTTCAATCCGCACTTGGATCCATCGCAGATGTCAAAGGCACCTACGTTATTATTGAATCTACAGCCTGCGGCGCTGCCGGGGCATTCTATAATCGCTTCTGGAGAGCCTGGAAAAACGAACCCGGTAACATGTTCAAAGCCCTGTTCTTCGGATGGCAAGAACATGAGAAGTACAAACTCCCTAAACAAAAAGGCGACGATGTCAGACACAGAGAACTGGTCCGCGCCTACAATGCAAATGACCCAGAGTCTTTCTGGAAACAAGCCAAGAAACTGGGCTATGATGAACGATGGGCACAAAGAGCCATTGAGCATAAGCTCAAACCCAACCAAGTCCGGTGGGCCATCCGCGCCCTTCAAACAAAGTTCAACGGAGATATCAAACGATTTGATACTGAGTTTCCACTAAGCCCAGAGGTTGCGTTCACATCCAGCTCGCAATCGCCCATTGACCAAGATGAAGTAAGAAAGCGGCTTATGGCGCTCGAAGACGACACCACAGAGCTGAAAACATATCAGCACCTAATCTACAACAAGAGAACCAAAGAGTCTAAATGGGAACACGGGCTCGCAAGATGGAAAGTTTGGCATGAACCAAAGCATGGACATGACTACCTCGTTACCGCTGATAGCTGTCACGGAACAGAAGAAGGAGACTTTGCCTGCATACAAGTGCTCGATAGAACAGATAGAGTGCAATGCGCCGAGTTCTACTTTAGAGCAGCACCCGATGATACAGCCAAAGAAGCCTACGCCGCAGGCATTTATTATAATGAAGCCCTGCTTGCACCAGAGGTAGATGGGCCAGGCCTCGCAACATTGCAGAACTTATTGGACTTAGACGGCGGGATGGGTTATCCTAATCTTTACGTCCGGTCCACAAGTGGTAATTGGTCACAGCGTTTTGGTTTCAGAATGGGGAGTAAGGCGCGTCGAGATGCTTGTGTTGCGGCCTTGAGTAAGGCTGTTCGTCAGAAGACCTGGGATTTTTACTCGACTACATTACTTCATGAGTGTCAGACTTTTATTGAGAAGCCTACGGGTAAGTGCGAAGCTATGCCAGGGGAGCACGATGATGCGGTTATTGCGATGGCGATTGGCTTGTATCTTGACCAGGAGCTAGGTGAGGTGGGTATAGTAGAGGAGCGTGCGCCTGTGGAGCGTCATGCAAACAAGCGCATTGCGAAGATGCTTGATAAGCTCAGTTCGCGCAACAGGCACTTAGGGGGTCTATAGTGGATATGATTTATGCGATCAGTGCAGTTATGACGGCATTATCTGCGTTTGTGATGGCTATTGCGGTCTTCCGTTATTTGACTCAGAGGGGTTGGCGCGAGAGCGCGGAGTGGAAGGAGCGTCGTTCTAATGAGAGTAATGATCGGGCATGGGAGACTTTCGAGGCTCGAACCAAGCACGACTTTGAGCAGGCATATCACGATTATTCAAGGAGGCAATAATGGCAGGTAAGAAAGCGTGGTGGGAGTATATTGCAGACCCGATGCTAACCGGTGTAGGTATGGGTTTTGTGAGCCCGGTAATGAATCTTTTTGGTCTTGGGCCAGAGCAGCCCCCGGCCCCAAAGCCACCTGAGCCAAATCGGTTGGCGGGTTTGCTTGCTGAGTCTGAGGATAAGCGTCGTCAGCGCATGGCTCAGATGCAGGCCCATAATGCAGTGAATCACTCTAATCAGGATGTTATGGCTGCGTTAGAGCGCATTCGGCAGAATTGGAGAGCCTAACCCATGAGCTACACAGACGGTCCTATTAGTGAGGAATACGGTAAGCAGCTTTCCAAGACTTACACGCCGACACCTAGAGAGAAGGCCCTGGCTGGCTATGTTAGTCAGCAGGTTGAGATAAGTGAGCACGCCAAGAGCCGCGTGGTTGAGGATTCTTGGAATGGCATTGCTTTTTTGACGGGTGAGCAGTGGACGCGATTCAATCGTGTTTCACAGACACTGACCAACGATGACGATCCGATGTGGCGCGTTCGCATGGTACTCAATTACATTCTTCCGACTGTTGAGACCTTTGTGGGCAAGGTGACTGAGAATCGCCCAGGCTTTATTTGTATGCCTGCTACTAGCGATGATGATGATATTGAAGCGGCTCGCCAGTGCGACAAGCTCTTAGAGTACATGTGGCATGAGATGGGGATGCTGGTGAAGCTTCGTGAGTTGGCTAAGTGGGTTGCTTGCGCTCCTGCGGGTTTTATCAAGAGTTGGTGGGACCCAACGGTTGGCGAGGAGTTTGTTGTTCAGGTTCCTGCTGCCGATAATGCTATTGATGAGACGGGCGCTCCGGTTTTGAACACTGAGAGCAAGAAGACTGGCGCTCCTGTGGTTGAGGTTCTTTCCCCGCTTGAGGTCAATTGGGATCCAGGGGCCAAGGACATGGATTCTTGCCGTTGGATTATACACACCAACTATATGCACATTGATCACATACGCGCCAGATGGCCCAAAAAAGGTAAGTCCATCAACCCAACCAAGGCGATGCACTCGGACGAGTATAGCCGCTCTATCATCAAAGAGGTGCGAGGAAGTCTCGGTGATGAAGGCGTTGATTTAGATCGAGTACCCGTAGTCGAGTACTTTGAAAAAGCCTCACCAAGATACCCAAAAGGCCTCTACGCACTGGTTGCGGGTGGCATTGTGTTAGAGCAGGGAGACTTAGCCTACGATGAACTACCTTTTCAAATGGTTCGCCATAATACGGTTCCTGGTCGTTTTGTGGGCGAGGGACTTGTTCGGCCGCTCATCCCGGCGCAAAAAGAACTAAATAAATCCGTCAGCCAGCGCATTGAAAACAAAAACCTTCACGCTCAACCCAAGTGGCGAGCCGAGAAAGGCAGCGTAGAAAAAGGCTCAATCACGGACGAACCCGGTGAAATCATCTTCTACAACCGGACTGCACAGCGTCCGCCTGAGCCATTGCCGCCGACACCACTAAGTCCAGAGCATCGCATGATTGAGGCAGAGCAACGCCAACACATTGAGGCCATTAGTGGCATTAGTGAGTACAGTCGTGGCATGGCCCCTTCTGGTATTAGTGGTCGAGCTATCGGCCTGCTGGCGGACCTGGACCAAACAAAGCTTGGGCCTACCGTCAGAGAGTTTGAGGCAGCTATCGAGGGCCTATGCAACCGCTTACTTCGCTTGTGGCGAGATAACATGCCGGTATCACAGACGATTTCTGTTATTGGTAAAAACACAGGCCTTGAGGTTTTTGAGTTTCACAGCCGAAATATCAAGGACACTCGCGTTCGTGTGGTTGCAAACTCTATGCTACCTCGCCATCCAAGTTATCGCCGTGAGCAGGTTATGCAGATGTTTCAGTTGGGTGTGTTGGGAGACCCGGCGGACCCTAAGACAAAGATGCTGACCCGTAAGATGATGGAGTTTGGTGATATTGATAAGCTCCACGGCGACCGGGACCGAGACAGAAACTACGCCCGTGAAGAGATTCATACGCTCTCCAGGGGTCAATGGACAGATGTCCAGCCATGGGAAGACCATATCACTCACATCGATGAGCATCTGAGCTTTATGAAGAGTGTGGATTTTCGGCTTCTTCCTCCTGAGACTCAAAGTATGTTTGAGCGCCATCTTGCATGGCACTACTACAGAGAGAGTCAAAACCAGCAGGGCGTTCCGTTCTGGCAGGAGAACCTTGAGGCTGGCGAGCAGGGATTCCCGCCTGGAATGGGCGAGCAACAGCCCCAGGGTCAGCCTGAGCAACCACCACCTGCGCCACCTATGGATGCTTTTGGTCCTGACCCGATGGCGCTCGCGCCTGAAATGGGCGAGGCCCCCGGCGGAGTTTCAATAGCGCCTGGGATGGGCGGAAGTCCTGAGCTAAATAACGCTGTAGGCACTCGCGGTCCCGGTGTAGCGGACTTTGAGACCGGGTTTGATCTTCAGTAAATTCACCCCTCTGAAAGTTTATTCTGCGTAAACTCTTCATTGACTTCCTTGACAATCTGTAAATTTGTCACGCAGAATCGTGTCAGGTTGTAAATCTTCAATCTGATTCGTTTAGCTCGCGATAAGAGCTTAGGAGAATAATGTCTGATAACAACATTAGCGAAACCGGGAATGTACCTGGAGGGGAGTCGCTGCCCCCGAATGCCTCTGCCGATCAAGGAACCACGCCTACATCTGGCGATACAGATGAATTTATCCCTGAGTATAGCGCAGATGGTCAACCGCAACCTGTTCCCTATGACCGATTCAAAGAGAGCAGGGGGCAACTTCGGGAGTTGAGAGGACAATTTGAGTCCACTCAACATGAACTTCAACTTCAACGTGATCTAGCAACACAACAGCAACAGCAACTACAGTATTACAATGACTTGATGCAAAGGCAGATGTCTGCAACGCAGGTGCCGCAAGTGCCTCAGGAGCCAGCATACAACTTCGATGTAGGTCAGGGATCTTTCGATGACCCCTATGCAGACCCGCAAGACGTTCGCATGAAAGCTCTTGAGCAGCAAGTGCAGCAAATGCGCCATCAGTCTGCCCAGCGTGAGAAAGCCCTTCATGAGCAACAACAGGCTTTTGATGGTTATCGAGCGCAGCAGCGCCAGCAAGAGATTGCAAACACTATTGAGGGTAACCTCGGTAACGCGATTGGTAAATTTCCTGCTGCAAATAAGTTTTGGATCTATGACCAACTCATGAGAGGCCAAAGCCACGATGCCAGAAACCTGGAAATCTTGGCCAAACGCAGTCATGAAGAGACCATGGAGAGCCGTCGTCAGTGGGCAGCGCAAGGTGGCTATAAGCCGCCAGCCAGACCACTAATGAACTCGACTGCACCAATGACTGCACCTCAAGACTTTGGTGATAACCTGGAAATGGCTGAAGCTGCTGCGATTGAAAGATTGCGTAACATGTCTTAGGAGAAACTAATGGCAGGCCAAACTAATACTGCATACGATGCCGTACTCAAAGATTTCTATGAGGGTCCAGTTCGCGAGCACATCGAGAACAAGGTCACTATTCTAAAACTTACTGAAAAATCCAAGCGTAGCTGGAATGGTCGTCAAGTCCGCTTCCCGCTGCATATTTCTCGCAATGAAGGTGTTGGCGCACGAGGCGAAAGCCACTCACTGCCAGCCGCTGGAAACCAGGGTTATGTCAACTCGGACATTGAGGCTAAATTCCTCTATGGCCGGATTACTCTAACTGGCCCTGTGATGGCAGCTTCCCGTGGAGACAAAGGCGCTTTTGCGGCTGCGTTGAAGCAAGAGGTTTCCGGCATGCGCCGTGATTTGCGTAACGACTTGAACCGTCAGGTTTGGGGTGTTCCAGTCACAACGGGCGCATCCGCTGGTAAAACGGGTATCCTTGGTCAGGTAAATGGTGCGGTTGGCGCGGCTGAAGAAGTCACTGTTGACAACCCAGGCACACGATACCTGAAAAAGAATATGGTGCTGGCTTTTGGTGTTCATGGTGAACTGACAGGTACGCCGAAAGACACAGGAACTGTGGGTAATGTCACCTCAACAACTGCGCTTTCGATGACCGCAAATGTTACTTTGGACGATGGTGACTTCATCGTTCGCGGTAGCACAACGGGCACTGAGAACTCGTATGATAATGAGATTACGGGCTTGAGCTACATTGTTCATGATTCTGACGATGTAAATCTTCAGACCGTCGTCACCACCAGCAATCCTGAGTTTACTGCTCATCGTGAAGAAAACAGCGGCATAGGCCGTGACCTTTCTTTGGAGTTGATGCAGGTCGCTATTGATGCTTGTGACGAGCGCGGTGGCGAGGAGCCTACTCTCATCATGGGTCACCAATCCATGCGACGTGAGTACATCAGCCTTCTAACTTCGGATGTTCGTTATGCGCCTGAGCAACTCAAGGGTGGTTTCCAAACCTTGACTTACGCTGGTGGCACAACACCTATTCCGATTCAATTCGATAAACACGCACCCTACGGAAAGCTTTACTTCATCCGCCTTGAAGACATCAAACAGTATGTTATGAAGGACTGGGGTTGGGCTGACGATGATGGTGCCGTCCTGAGCCGCGTAAGCGACAAAGATAGCTGGGAAGCTTTCATGTGTTGGTACGGCAACTTAGGCTGTGAGCGTCGAAATACCCATGCTGTGATTGAAGACCTCAACCACGGCAATCTCTTGTTCTAATTCCCCTTTGTGGCTAGGGTAGGAAACAGCTTCTTGCCCTAGCCCTTTTACTTAGTATCCTCTCAATGAGGGGCAAACTGTGGAGTGGTAAACCATGATTAAAGATAAGAATATTGGCTATAAGTTCAAATTTCACACCGTTGACGCTATGGAGTTCGGATTCGACGCTCTTAGTGGCGAGGGTTTAGCAACTGCCGGGTGTACCTACGAGGAGATCGGGACAACAGGCGTCGGCGGAATAACTTACGCCCTGTCAGGGCAAGTATGCCGCTATGTGATGGTAAAGCCCAGCGACTGGGACTTTGACAACGACATCTTTGTTCGTGTCATTTTTGCCACGGTATCAACAACAACAGCGGATACCATTGACTGGAAAGTTACTGTTGGCGGCAGAACATTCGGTGAGGCTATCTCTGCTGGCAACCCACTGAGCACTCCCATCACCCAGTCAACCAACGAGGCCGTTGCCGCAGCGCCGCAGGCGACCGCCGCAGGGATTATTGACGGCGACGTAAACTTTGGTGGGACAACAGACGACTTCCTGGTGTTTGATGTCGAGATGGACGCTTTTGCCGCAGGGCTAACAGAGCAGAAATCTCTGATTGCCTTACAGTTTGCGTACACACCTAAACTGACAGATGGGCCGCAGCAGGCTCCTAATCTCGGTGACACGGACCCATGGGCGGACTTGGACTAGCATGATATTAACTGAACGACAGTGGCGTAACTTGAAGCGAGTGCGTTGGGATGATAAACAGTCCAGGCGTGTTCGGCAGCATATCGGTGACGATAAGCTGGTGGTTGGCTTTGATAGAAAAGAAAAGCACTGGGTTATTGCTCGTTTGTGCGAGGTCACTGTTATGGTTCAGTTTGGAGTCAAGACGATTCCAACTCGTGAAACGGCTCCTGTCATCTGGAAGCATTGGCTCGATGATGACGGGACGCCGCTTCACATCACAGACCCTCGATTGGTCTCCTATATCCAGCGGTGTGACCTATGGCGTCAGGGCGCAGATAAATATATCAAGCAATTTGAGCACACTGAGTGGCTGGAAGATAGACGAGAGGCCTCTGAGGAAGACGATCTTGGGTACATTGCGAAACATCTGATATACCCGAGAGTCAAAGAGGCAAGCGACAAAATGGCAGGCTTCGTTAACAGGTCACCCCTTGAGCGCAAGTTCTTTGAACCGCAGAAGTTTCGCGCATCCTGGGAGACTACACACGATAGGGTAGCGGCATGAGTTTAGTCACCACCAGAGGCACAGCGAAAACGCTTGCCAAAACGCTATTGGATGAGAAGAGCGATACATTCTTTTCCCAGACCAATCAGAATAATTTGGTGGACGAGGCTAATCGCATTGTCTGGCGTGAGCTTATCAACACTAACTATGAGTACTTCTTAGATACAGCGACCCTAACATTTACGGCAAATGCGGAGCGGATTGATATCGAGGATGTGGGCGATACGCCTCATAAGATAATCGACATTGGGCACACTCCATCGAGCGGCGCTATTACGCCCAGCAATCCGTTCACGCAGTGGCGACCCATGCGCTTTGTGGAACGGTATCAGATACAGAAGCAGGGCGCTTCTCAGCGAAACAGCACCTCGTCATACCATTTTGTTCTAGTCGGAAAATACCTATATGTGTCCCCCATCCCAACCAAGGCACTCAATGTACACCTGTTCCACATCGCGCCATTGGCTGCAATGACAGACGATGCCAATGAGTTGCTTGGCGGAAGAGCGCAAGACACCTTTGGTGATTGCGTAGCCTACTGTCTAGCGGACTTGATGAACAGCAAGCAGCAGGGCCAGAACCCGGTCATTGATAGGTTATGGATGGAGGCACAGACGAGGATAAAAGATCACGCTACGAGTAGAAACTCTAACGAGGGTGGTCACGTCCGAGTCACCCGCGCAAGCTGGGAGTAACCCGTGGCGCGAGGCTCCAAGATGATAACGCTCACCGGCCCTTGGCTGGGTATTGAGGAGCGCGAGAATTATCAAACGCCCAAACATTGCTCAATTGCTCTCAATTGCGACTTTACTCGTGGCAATATTGAGGCAAGAAAGGGATTCAAGCGTATTCATGCACACAGCAACACAGGTGCATTATTCACGCATCTGGTCAAAAAGAATGGTAAGCCAAAGTATATTATTGCCGCTGGTCCGCAGGTGGGCGCATCCAATATAAACTTCTTTGTCTACGACATGAATGGTAACCGCGTAGATCAGGATGACCAGAAGTTCAATGAGCCCTATGACCTCGATTGGCGGTGCTCTTTTGTGGATACAATCATCCCCGTCCTTGACCCAACAACAGGACTCAGGACGGTGCCACACCGATGCACCCTAATAGTCACCCCATACAGCACCTACATTCATGATATAGACGCCAATCCAAAAGTGATGAGAGACGCGGTGGCTGCGGATGCCTTTCGGGGCGATGATGTCAATATATCATACTGGTCGAATATGCCCCGTGGGCCGATAGCCGTTGGGCACCAGGGGCGGGTTGCTTACGCTGGGTTCAAGGATGGCAGTGAGGTACAGCTAACTGCAATCATTGAGGATAACGAAGACTTTCTTATGTGGGACTCGTTAGACCTAAACACAAAATCAAGTTACAAAATGGGTCCACAGTGGTTTGTTTTGAGTGACCCGTTCGACCCGCTTGGAATCAGGGCCAATTACGTCTTCAGGGTGGGCGACCGGGAGTCT